ATATAATATGGGAAGAAATAAGATTGATGAAGATAAAAAAAAAATAAAGGTTTCGGTTGCGGTTGACCCCGAACTGCCACAACACTTTAAAGATAAATCTATAAATTTATCTTCCCTTGTTAATAAATTATTAAAAGAATATATTAAAAATGGAAACTAAAGTTTGTACTAAGTGTGGTATTGAGAAATTACTATTGGAATATAACGTATGTTCAAGAGTAAAAGATGGTAGAAAGGCGGAATGTAGAGAGTGTCAAAGACTTGGAACTAAGGAATATAAACTTAAAAATAAGGAAAAAATAAAAGAATATAATTCTAAATGGAATTCTGAAAACAAATTTTATTATCAAGAATATCGTAAAATATGGGATGTTGAAAATTATGATAAAGTTTTAGAAACAAGAAAAAGATTCAAAGAAAAAAACCCTGATTATATTAATGATTATAATAAACAAAGAAAAAAAGAAGATATTCTATTTAGACTTAAAACTAACATTAGAACTTCAGTCAATCGATATTTAAAATATCGGTCAAAACATACTTTCGAAATTGTTGGATGTTCTCCACAATTCCTTAAGGAACATTTAGAAGCCCAATTTATTGATGGTATGACTTGGGAAAATAGGAGTGAGTGGCACATTGACCACATCATTCCGTTATCATCGGCAAAAACAGAAGACGAAGTTTATATGTTATGTCATTATAAAAATCTTCAACCATTATGGGCGGAAGACAATTTGAAAAAAAGTAACAAGATTTTATATTAATTTAAATCACAAATGTGATTAAGACATTACTAGTAGACGGAGATAATTTATTTAAGATAGGATTCCACGGAGCAAAAGACGTGTTTAACGACGGAGCTCATGTGGGTGGAGTATTTCACTTTGTGAGTATACTCCGTAAATTTCTTAATGAACACAACCATGATAAAGTTGTTGTGTTTTGGGACGGAGATTCAAATTCGTCCATCAGAAAATCTATATACCCCCAATATAAGGCGAACAGACGACAAGACGATATGAATGAATATAAGTACGAATCGTATTTGTATCAGAAGTCTCGAATCAAACAATATCTTGAGGAGATATTTGTAAGACAGGTTGAGATGCACGACAATGAGGCAGATGACTTAATTGCTTATTATTGTAAGATATCTAAAGACGAGAAGATTATCATTTTTTCTGCGGATAAAGACCTTACACAGCTTATCTCTGAACATGTGACAATCTATTCGCCTATCACAAAACAGTACTTTAAAAATGGAGATATGATATCTCTAAACAAAGTGGATATACCTCACTACAATGTATTGTTGACAAAGATATTCACGGGGGACAAATCAGACAATATTGAAGGAATACAGGGACTTGGAGAAAAAACATTAGTTAAGTTTTTCCCTCAGGTGCAGAAGAAACCTTGTACTATGGAAGAAATTTTAGATTGTGCTCGAAATCTTTTGCAGGACAAACCTTCAAAAACATTCACAAATCTTTTGACTGGTAAGACAAAATCAACTATACTTGGTGAAGAGTTTTATACCACAAACAAAAAGATAGTCGACCTTACAAACCCTTTAATCACTACCGATGGAAAAAAATTAGTTGAACAAATTTTGACTGACACTATAGACCCTACCGATAGGGGATATAAAAATTTAATGAGAATGATGGTGGAAGATGGACTTTTCAAATATCTACCAAAAAATGACGAGGCTTGGGTAAACTTCCTAACACCTTTTATGAAATTAACAAGAAAAGAAAAAAGAAACACAAAAAAAAATTAATTATGAAAGAACAAGACAGCACTAAAATAGAATTTTTATTAACATTAAACGATAACATCGTTGTTCAAAGATTCTTTAATGTCAGAGGGTATAACCCAAAGGCAAAAAATTCCGTAGACTTATACGACTTTATCTCACAATTTAAAAGAGAACTTGAGTATCACCTAAAAATGAAAACAGTAATTTATATGATGGACAATATGAATTTAATTATCAATGACCCGTCAATCATGGAAACATCCCTTACTGAAGGTAGTGAACAATTCAATATTTATCTTAAAATTGGTGAACAGACAATTTGTCATAGATGTATTGATGGAAAAAAATTCCCACCAAAAGTTCGTTATACTGTTGACGTAAGACCATTTTTAAAAAACATGTTAAAAGAATTAACTGACATTTTTTCCGAACAAAAATTAAGTTTAGAATATTTGGGATTTGACTTAAACAAGTGAATATTTAATAAAACAGACGAGAGAAATATATCATATGAACAAAAACTTTGACTACTTAGGAAACACATTCCAAATCCAACTTTTAAACCAACTTATTGTAAATAAAGAATTTTCAACATCAATTATGGATGTTATTGAAACGACATATTTTGATAACAAATACTTTAAGATTATCTTGCAAATGACCAAGGAGTATCACACCAAATACCAATCTACCCCTAATTTTGATACTCTTGAACAAATTGTAAAATCTGAGATTTCACAAGAATTGGTTGCAAAAATTGTTATCGACACTATTAAAAAAGTAAAAGATGCACCATTTGAGGGTACACAATTTGTTCAAGAAAAAGCGTTGAAGTTCTGTAAACAACAAGAACTACAAAAGGCGATGGACAAAGCCCAAAAAATTATTACTGAAGGTGACTTTGAATCTTATGACAAAGTTGAGAGTTTGGTTCGTGAAGCGTTACAGGTTGGGGAAAAAGATACTGGAACTCTTGATGTTTTTTCTAATCTTGAAACAGTCCTTGATGAGGATTTTAGACATCCAATTCCATTAGGAATACCTGGTATTGACAGATTGCTTAAGGGAGGTCTTGCAAAGGGTGAAATTGGGGTTATCCTTGCACCGACAGGTGTTGGTAAAACTACCATCTTAACAAAGATTGCCAATACCGCGTTTAATCTTGGGTACAATGTTCTCCAAATTTTTTTTGAGGACAATCCAAAAATTATACAACGTAAGCATTTCACACTTTGGACTGGAATTGAACCTGATAATTTAGTAAAACACAAAGACGAGGTTATGTCTAAAATTACAGAAATTAAAGAAACCATGAAGAATGAGTTAATTATGAAAAAACTACCTTCAGATTCTATAACTATGAATCAGATTAAAAACCAAATCAGAAAAATGATTGCTGACGGAACAAAAATTGACTTGGTACTTTTAGATTATATTGATTGTATTGTACCGGAAAGTACAAGTAAGGACGAGTGGAAAGCTGAGGGTTCGGTTATGAGAGGTTTTGAGGCAATGTGTCACGAACTGTCATTAGTTGGATGGACGGCAACACAGGGTAACAGAAGTTCTATATCTTCTGAGGTTGTAACCAACGACCAAATGGGAGGTTCTATTAAGAAAGCACAAGTTGGACACGTTATCATTTCCGTGGCAAAAACTTTACAACAAAAAGAAATGAATTTGGCAACAATAGCAATTACCAAATCACGTATTGGTAAAGATGGGGTAGTGTTTGAGAACTGTAAGTTCAACAACGAACTACTTGAAATTGATACAGAGTCATCTGTAACGTTCTTAGGTTTTGGAGAACAACAAGAGGAAAGAAAAAGAGACAGAGTTAAAGAACTGTTGGACAAAAGAAAACAAAGAGAACAAGAACAAAAATCTTAAAAAAAAAATTATGGAAAAAATATTAATGGAGAACCCTAATAGGTTTGTTATCTTCCCAATCCAGCACAATGATATTTGGGAGTACTACAAAATGCACCAAGCTGCTTTGTGGACAGCTGAAGAAATTGATTTAACTAATGACATCAGAGATTGGAATAATCTATCTGAAAATGAGCAATATTTTGTTAAGAATATTTTATCGTTCTTTGCGGCTTCCGATGGTATTGTTAATGAAAATTTGGCGGAAAACTTTTATCGTGAGGTACAATATCCCGAAGCAAAATTCTTTTATGGGTTCCAACTTATGATGGAGAACATTCATAGTTTGATGTATTCACTTCTTATTGATACATACATTTCAAATGAAGAAGAAAAAAATCTATGTTTTACGGCTTTGGATAATTTACCGGCAGTTCAAAAAAAGGCTAAATGGGCTTTGGATTGGATTGAAAAATCATCTTTCCAAGAAAGATTGGTTGCCTTTGCAGCAGTTGAAGGTATTTTCTTTTCAGGTTCATTCTGTTCAGTTTTTTGGTTAAAATCAAGAGGTATCCTACAAGGATTGTGTAATGCTAATTCATTAATCTTTAAAGACGAAAATTTACATTGTGACTTTGCAATTCACCTATTAAACAATCACATTGAAAATAAACCAAGTGAAAAAAAAATCAGAGAGATTTTATTATCGGCATTAGAAATTGAGAAAGAATTTATTACTGAGTCATTACCAGTATCTTTAATTGGAATGAACTCAAACTTAATGAAACAATATCTTGAGTTTGTCGTTGATGGGTTATTGGTTAAGCTAGGATGTAAAAAGGAGTTTAATGTTGAACAACCATTTAAGTTCATGGAACAAATTGCGGTTGAGACAAAAGGAAATTTCTTTGAGTCAAGAACTGTTGAGTATCAAAAAGCAAAATTAAACGAAACAATTTCTTTCGAGGAAGATTTCTAATATTAAAATAATATGATGTCATT